GAGTTCTGGCGGCGGTCTGGTCAAGCGTGCCTGACTCTTTGTTGATGACGCCGAGTTTTTCCAGTACCCAGTCAATACCGCTGCGCAGTTTGTTGAACGCATTAAGCGGCAGCATCAGCGCGTCAGCCAGTGCCTGCCCGAACATGACGCCCGTGTCACGGCAACGGTTCAGGGTGTCCCGGGTGGCTTTGACCGGGGCAATCAGGTTTTTAAACCACTGCCACGCGGCCTGTAACTTTTCGCCCAGCCAGTCAAACACCGGCTTAAGTGGCGTGAACAGCTCCCCCACCGGCGCAAATGCCGCTTTCAGCCCTTCAACCACACCGCCAAAGAATGCGCTGACAGGCTCCCAGTATTTACGGATAAGTAACGCCCCGGCGACAATAGCGGCCACCACAGCCACAACCGGCCAGCTAATCGCCCCGATGGCGGTCATAACAGCACTGCCAACCGTCGTGAAAATTGCCCCCATTGCGCCTGCTGCCGCGATGATGGCATTAATGCCGGTGATAACCGGCCAGGCTACAAGACCAATGGCACCGATGATGCCAGTAAGCGCCAGTGCGCCACCGACAATGAGGCCGATGGTTGACGCCAGTGATTTGTTTTTCTGTATCCAGCCGTCGAGTTTTAACACATACTTTGTGGCCGTCTGCGTGAGCTTACGCAGCGCGCCTTCCTGCTGGTCAAACAGGTCAGTCCCCACCGCCTCATAAGCGGACTGAAACTCCTTAAAGTCACCGCCGAGGTTGTCCTGCATGATATTTACCAGCTCGGCGGTCTTCCCGTCTGAGGCTTTAAACGCAACGGTCAGTTTGTCCAGCTTTCCGGTTGAGGCGGCAGTCATCAGCACGGCGGCGGCTGAGCTGGCCTCCTCCCCGAAAATAGTTTTCATGTATTCAGCCTGCTGGGCAGTACCGAGCCGGTTTTTCTCAAAACTGGCCTGCATTTCTTTCAGAATGGTAAATACTGGTCGGGTATTCCCTTTACTGTCTGAGGTTTTCACGCCAAGCTCTTTCAGTGCATCCCATGCTTTTCCCGTCGGTGCCTGCAGGCGGCTTAACACGGCACGGCTTCCCGTCCCCGCCATTGAACCGGTAATTTTTGCATCATGCAGTGCCCCGACCATTGCGGCGGTTTCTTCAATGCTGACACCGGCATTTTTTGCCACAGGTGCGGCATAGGTCAGCGCATCGCTCATGCCATCAAAATCGGCGGCGGTTTTGTTCATCGTCATGGAGAGAACATCCCCGATATGAGCGACCTTATCGTTTGAAAGCTGAAAGGCGGATTTCATCCCCATCAGCAGGGCGGCGTTTTCTTCCATCGTGCGACGGTTCGCCAGCGCCATATTCAGCGTGACCGGCGTTGCCGCCTGAATGGCATCAACATCCCCACCGGCTTTCGCAATAATAATCTGCGCACCGGCTGCATCATCTGCCGAGGCTGCGGTATTGTCGCCGAGCTGGCGCGCCTGCTTGCGTAGCGCGGCCATTTCGGCGGAGTCTTTTGCCACACCGAGCACAGCCTGCAATTCTGAGTTTTTCTGCGCAAACTCATAACCGGGCATCAGCAACTTAACTCCGGCCATCGTTCCCGCCGCCGCAATCCCCACACCGGCAGCGCCCACCGAGGCCATATTTCCGGCCAGTTCCTTTCCGGCCTGATAACGCTGTTTGACTGCGTTAAGTTTTGCCTGTTGCGCACTGACACGCGCCAGCGCGTCGCGCTGACGGTTAAGCTGTGCGGTGGTTTCACTGATACGGTTTTTCAGTCCCTGCTCATCATGTGCAAGATTGCGGGTATTAATTCCCACAGCGGCCAGTTCCCGCTGCTGGCGTTTAACGGAATCCGTCAGGCGGTTATATTTCGCCTGTAAGTCCTCCGCCGCACGCTTTGCGGATTCCAGCACTTTCGCCTGAGCACGGGTCGGACGTTCGGTGTTTTTAAACTGTGTGGCAAGGGCTTCGGCCTCCTGCCGTGCCTTTTCAAGTGCATGACCAGTCACGGCGAGCTGTGCACTGGTCTTGCGAAATCCCTCAATACGGGATGCCTGACCGTTCAGCTCGCGCAGTGATTTTTGTGTTTCCCGGATATCCCCCGACAGCGACTTACTCGCTGTGCGGATGGATTTAAACGGGCGGGATGCCTGGTCAACAGCCCTGAGCAATACCTGTAATTTTACATTGTTACTCATTCGTGTTTCCGCTTCGCCGGAGCGCCTTTTCGCGCCATGTGATGAGTTCGGTCAGGCTCATGGGATACAGTTCTGATGGCGGCCAGTGAAATATCACTGCCACATCTGCCATCAGGTCATCGACCGACAGATTTTTCGGAAACGTCACTGCACCGAGTTCGGCGACAAAAAACCGACCACCTTACCGGCCAGCGCCACAAGGTCAGGCAGCTCCAGCGCGGCGACCTCCTGCTCGGTCAGCATCGGTGCCGTCATGCGCGGCAGTACCTTAATCAGTGCATCGACTTCGGAGTTTGCAACCGCAGCCAGACTGACACCGCGCAGCGTCCCGGCACTGGGTTTCATCAGCGTGACCTGTTCGATGACCTGCTCACCACGCTTGACCGGATTTTCCAGGGTAATGACATTTTCTTTGTTCATGGTTTTCTCACTTCTGAATCGGGGTTAACCGGTCAGCCTGGCTGACCGGATGAAAATCACAGGCCGATATTGCGGCGGTGTTGCTCCAGCCGGTCGACGCCGTTCACCTTCTCAATCATGTTGATGGTATCGATTTCGACCAGCTCCTTACCGTCCATCGTCAGCCGGAAATAGGTGCAGACCACGGAGATTTTCGACTCGGTGTCTTCTCCCTGTTTACCCTCGCCGGTGTCGATTTCTTTCTGACGGCCACGCATGACCACCTCGACGGCCACCGTTTCGCCGGTATCGTCGCGCTGGTAAGAGCCAGCAAAACGAATCGGTACGGCATCCACGCCGGTTGCGGCGTAAAGCTCCCAGATAACCGAATCCGGGAAGCCCCCGAGCGACCACTCCATTGACAGCGCATCGTCATCAAGGCCGAGGTCTACCGGTGCGCTGCCGTTCATCCCCGCACCGCGATAGTTTTCGAGCTTACGGGTCAGTTTTGGCAGCGTGACGGACTTTGCAACGCCCTGATAGCTGTAGCCGTTCAGAAAGACGTTCATTAACTTGAGTTTGCGCGGCATTGCCATCGGTCAGGCTCCTTAATTGCTGTTAACCGAAGTGACCAGATTTGCCAGGTATTTATCGGTAATACGCTGGCGCAGGGTCAGGTTTTCGAGAGGAGGCACCGGTGTATAGTCGTAGTCGATATACAGTTTTCCGGCCTTGAGGGTTTCCGCATCGTTGGATTCTTCGCTGAACCAGCAGGTCGCATCCACGATATAGCCGTTTGTTTTCAGCTCACGGAATTTGGCATTGATGCCGTCAACGATGTCGCGAATCAGCGTTGCGGTGATGGGCTTGTCCACCGCCCACATGTGCGCCTCAGCCATCGTGTCGGCCAGCACCTGCGCGGTGCGGGTGTAGTTTTCAAAGAGGAACAGCGGGTCATCAGAGCAGGTACGGTTACCCCAGAAGCGGAAACCGTCACGGCGAATCAGCGTTGTGACGCCTGACTCATTCAGCAGGTCAGCATCGGTGCCGGACTCCTGCAAATCCCAGAATACAGATGCGCTGATGCCGGTAACACCGTTCACCCCGACGTTGGACAGCGTTTTATGCCAGCCCTGCTCCTGGTCGATTCTGGCACGCAGACCCAGCGCACGGGCGGTGGCATACGCGGTGGCGGTGGTACTGGCAACCGTATCCCATGCGAGGAAATCCGGCCAGATGACCATCAGCTCACGCTGGCTGAAATTCTGACGGTAGGCTTTCACCTCGGAAATGGTCTTACAGCCCCATGCGCTGATATATCCGAAAGCGCGCAGCTTCTGACAGACTGATGCCAGTGCAACAGCCACCTCTTTGGTATCCAGCCCCGGCACACCAAGAATACGCGGTTTAACACCGGTTACCGACTCCGCCGCCAGCAGGGCTTTCAGTCCGGTGTACTGACCGTTTTCGTCAGTGGTGCCGATGATATTGGAAACGGTCTGCGCGAGTTTCGTTTCTTCGTCGTCGCCGGTGCCGTCTTCCACACGCACGACAACGGTGACCGGTTTTGACTGGTCAGCGATGGCCTGCAACGACGCCGCCAGCGTGCCTTTTTTACCGGCCTTTGCAATTGCGCTCTGCACATTGGTAATCAGCACAGGTTTATTGAGGGGGAAGGTTTCCGCATCCGCATCGCTGGCCGTGCAGACCATGCCGACAATGGCAGTGGATACGGTGGAAATGACGCGGGTGCCGTCGTTAATCTCCAGCACCTGCACGCCGTGATGATAGTCACTCATCCGTTTAACTCCGTGGTTAATGGGTGCAACTATTTTCTGTTGTGCAGAGCATGAGACGCTATTTGACCTGGCTGGTCAGTGGATGAAACAACAGATAAAGAAAATGCGGGCAATTCGCCCGCCTGTCCTGATTTGTACACACTCATTTTCCGACTGACAATTTACATAGCCAAAACGCTATCAAATCTGACAGCCTGCTTTGAGCGATAAATGGTCGTTAATGGTACTCTATAGCTCAGGTGGATATATAGATTCTTATCAGCCATATGCAGCACCATTTATTGTATAGACTGTCACAAAAAATCTGTTTCCAAAAACTGCTTAGTAAAGATATAGTGTCAAAGCTAGGCACAGCTTAAGCTGTACTGAAGGTAAAAAACAAAATAAATGGAGAGTATTTTTAACTCAAGTCTTCACTTATTTAGTTATAAAAATAAATTTCAGTTAGGAGGCCAAAAGTGTCAGATGGATATATCCAGAGCTTTAAACTTAAAGTTCATGAAAGTAACGGAATAGAATATGAAAATTTATTTTCGAAAGTTATGTCATATTATCGTCCCGGATTCGATAAAGTAAAACCTCATGGTAACATAGGTGACAGAGGTAATGATGGATGGGTATATGATGCAGGAATTTACTATCAGGTATACGCTCCAGAGGACCTGCCTAGTAATGAAAAGAAATCGCTAGATAAAATGAAGGCTGATTTCGAAAAACTTTTCTCATATTGGAATTCTATTTCCACAGTCAGAGAGTTTTATTATGTTGTCAATGATAAATATTGCGGCATCCCACCACATCTAAACAATGCCATCGCCGAAATTAAAAATAAATATAACTTAAATGAAGCGATGGTGATTGGTGCTACGGTTCTTGAGAGTTTTTTTGCAACGCTGAGCAATGAACAAAAAAATTATATATGTGGGCAATCGACTCGTAACCAGTTCAAAACAGAGCGCTACCTTGTAGATCGCCTCACAAGTAAGATGTATCTTCATGCCTGGGATAACATTAGCGATAATCTTATCGCTAATGCAATGCAATCTGAAGTTGTTGATGGATTTTATGAGGCCTGCCAGACCGTTCTAACGACCCAAATGCCAGGCCGACTTCCCAACCTTGACTTATCAATGGTTGAGCTTGCTAACCATGCGTATTACCTTTGCGAACATATAACTAATATGAACTTTGCAAGTAACATAAATGGTTTTTGGAAGAGAGACATGAGTTGGAAGAAAATCAGAATGGACCAAGATAAATATCATGAGAAATATGATATGTATGAGCACTGGAGAAAAGAATTATTTCGACTGCACTATAATTTAGCTCATGCATTAAATCTTTTTTCTTTAGCGGTCAGAGAGTCACTTGATCCTGACTTCTTTTTTGGAGCTCAATTCGGAATAAACGATAGCATTGGCACCTTCAATAAACTGAAACCTATGTACCTTATTCCAAAGTCGTATTGCTCAAATTATCTCGAGTTATTGAGTGATAGTTGAGGATTAATTGATGCCATCTTTAGTGGTGGCATTGTGGAAATTAATTTCATTTATAAAATAAGCATATAACATTGAGCACAGCAATATAATTGCTGGAACTAAAGTGCTTTTGATGAAAAATTTTTATTCAGTTCTTTATGCATTCATTACTTTCAAACAATTTCTTTCCTTAACATCAGTATTGCAATGATCGTCTACTTTTGGCACAGAGCGGACTGTCAGATTAGGCTTTACTCTGTGCCATAGATATGTAAGCTCCCACCAGAGCTCAAACAACTTATTGCGGCATTTCCGGCCATTCAGGATGTGCAGGCTCCACACGACTGACCAGAACGCTGTAGCGTTCCCATGCATCCAGTCGGCTACGCTCCTCATCTGTTGCCATATTCAGCCTGACAGCACGCTCCAGCGGCAAAATCACGGATTCAGCATCTGCAAGAAGTCTGGCTTTCCGAATTTCTGCCTGCTGCTGCAATTCCTCTGCCGTATAAATTCGTTTAGTCACTGTGCCGTCCTTAAACATCCAGTTCCCTGAAATGTCCGCCCGTCGGTTAGCAGTAATATCCGCCACTTCAACCACACTTAATCCATCCGGTCTGATAGCTGTCACATCCTTTTCCACATAGCGGATGATATTATCTTTGTCGTACGCTATTTTTATCGTGTCATCAGCAAAATACTTTTGTTCTTCGTACCAGTTCTTACCATCTTCTGTAAAAAACCAGACGACATCAAAGTTCTTTGTCAATTGATATTGTTCAACCGTTTTTGGATTACCTGCCGTTATATTTATCAAATGCTGCATAAATTATACCTGCGCCACGTTGTACCATGTCCCGTTAATGTATTTCTGAACCGGTCTGTAATATACGCCACCAATGTTATCGGCAGAGTTTGAGCCGGTATCCTGAACAATAATGCCGGTATATACACACCCGGACGGTGCCTGATGTGTCCATGTCATGCCATTGTTCGCAGGTTTGTATGTGGCGGCACCACCAAGTCGGATATCCCGGACATAGCGGGAGTCAAAATTGCTGAAATTTGATGGTATCACCTGCCCGGTAACCCGTAGTGCATCAGACTTAAGCGTCATCAGATCTTTTGTTGTGCTGCCAGACCTGATGCGCCATTTAAAATATTCATTGCCATTATCACCAGTTTCAAACCACATGTATGAGTCAGAATCAGCATCTGAATCATTTTTAAATCCAATTTTCGCCCAGTCAGTGTTTCTTTCCCAAATCAGGAAGGCATCATTGATAAATTTTATGCTGCCTGACATGCTTCCGCCTGATAATGCAAGAGCAAGAATATCCGCAGGTGTTGGCTTTCGTGATGTGGTATAAAACTCTGACCAGTCAGCCTCAAATCCATACCCATCACGTGCCGACCTGTAAAAAATCCCCCTGTTTTTATAATCCACAAGAAACTGCATTGCCGGACAACTTCCCTCACCCGTGTAAAAATGCAACACCATTTTTGATGCTCCGCCATCCTGTGCACAATAAGCACCACTGTCCCAGTTCCATCCTACCGCTTTATTATTTGCAACCGTATTTCCTGTTTTCCCTAATGCAAAAGCCGGTTGCTTATTTTTCGTATTGTAGTCGCGTCGCCAGCCCGGCGCATAATCAGCTCCGTGATTGATATACGTGAATTGCGCACTGGTGGTACCACCACCGCTTGATGTACTCGGAGTGGTCACACGAATGGTCATTGCTGCTTTAACGCCCATAACCTCAATCACGCAACCTGCAAGATGAATCGTCCCACAGTCAGTATCGGTAATAATTTTGTTATTACCGTATGACCAGGAACACTTGCACATCCAGTAGGGATGATTAAAGGCTCCCTGAGACTCCAGCCAGTCAATAAACTGCGCGGTTGTCCAGTTTCCGGCTTCAGTGCTCAAAGCGCCGCTATAAGCACGACAGGCACCGATATTTTTCGTGAAGGTATCCTTTCCCGGAATATCCGCACCGTTCTGATCTTTCTGAAGACGTTTTTCAGCATTGTCATAGGCAGACTTCACTGCCTTTGGCGTTGCCGCAAGCGTTTCAGAATCGCTGTTGGTGACGCTACTTAGCTGGACAAGACCTTTTCGCGCTGTGGTGGCGTCCTGTGCAGTGTATTTCCCGTTAGCAAGGTCATACGCGGCCTTTACCGCTTTTGGTGTTGCGGCGAGCGTTTCAGAATCGCTGTTGGTGACGCTACTTAGCTGGACAAGGCCTTTTCGCGCGGTGGTGGCGTCCTGTGCGGTATATTTCCCGTTAGCCAGGTCATATGCTGCTTTTACCGCTTTTGGCGTTGCGGCGAGCGTTTCAGACGTGCTGTTAGTCGCACTACTGAGCTGAACAAGGCCTTTTCGCGCGGTGGTGGCGTCCTGTGCAGTATATTTCCCATTAGCAAGGTCATAGGCGGTCTTTACCGCTTTCGGCGTTGCAGCCAGTGTTTCAGACGTGCTGTTGGTCGCACTGCTTAACTGAGTAAAACCTTTTGCGGTCAGCGAGGCGTCAGGGTGACGTCGTGACTGTTCATGCTCTGCAATTTTGTCATCAACGTAATCCTGCGTCGCCATCACCGTTGTGGTGTCAATGGTCAGCTCCACTGAGGCCACACTGCTGACGATGATGACCATGCGGCAGGTCTGCGAACGCCCTGAGCCTTCGGCAAGAGCTGGCTTATAACTTTCGGCCATGTTCGCCACGGCAATTAACGTTCCCGCATCATCGTACAGGCCAAGCTCACGCATCCAGAAACCGCCCACCTCCGGCGGAATAACCAGCTCTGCGATAATATAATTACTGTTTCGTTTGTCCTGGCTGATTTTGTTCAGCGCATGTCGCCAGACTTCATGGATAAGCCCGGTCTGTCCGGCATCCGGGACAGGCAATTTACCACCGCCATCCCCGACGGCCATCGTGGTAATGTTGACCTTTCGCCCTCCCGGCGCGGTTGCCGCTGCCAGCTTTGCTGCACCGGCAGTGGTGATAACGGTTTTGAATTTTGTGCTCATTATTCCTCACTTATCCGGGGTAAACCGTAATTACATCGCCGTCATAAGCCACACCACCGGCGAACAGATAGCCGGGAATGTCCCGGGTAATGTTCAGGCCAATAAGGTGGCGGCTTGCAGGTTTGGCATCAGCAATCAGCCGTTCCATTTCCTGATACATTGCCTCTGTGATACCGCTTTCCAGTACACCAATATCAAGCCGGAAGGTGCCGGGCGGGTCACTGTTTTCCCACCACTCCGTCACGTTGATGAGATAGCCGAGCGGCTCCACCACACGCCGGATTGCACCTATCGTGCCCTTATGACAGTGGATGAAATAGGCATCGCGGATAACGGCGCGTTTTGTCGCTTCCGGCCACTTTTCATCCCACCTGTCGACCGAAAACGCCCACGCCAGCCACGGCAGCAGATTTGCCGGACAGGTGTCTGGGTTCCACAGCTCACGAATACTGACCGGCGTTTTTTCAATTTCCGCACAGGCTTTTGCGGCGGCGACCTCAAGCGGTGATGAGCCGGTCGGCAGCAGTCGCGAATCACTCATCCGAGCCTCCGGTCACGACGCTGTATTCGGTACAGAAAGACGCCTGCGTATTGTTAAGCACGATGTCGGCCAGCGGTGCAGCCAGTTCAACACGCTGCACGCCTTCCACATGCAAAGCGGCATAAATGGCAGACAAACGGATGTCGCGCCCCAGCCGGTGCTGTGCCGTGATGTATGCTTCCAGTTTTTTCACGGCAGCCGCGCGGATGGGTTCACTTTCGGGACCAGGGTAAAGGAAAAGCGTGGCGTTTATCTGGTATTCAACAATGGCGGCAGACTGCACGGTCACGCGGTCGGCCACCGGTCTGACGTCCTCGCCATTAAGGGCGTTACGCACCACCGCCAGCAGGTCTTCGGATGCGACACCGTTATTCTCACGTGACAGCACAGAGATGGTGACGCAGGCCGGAGACGGACTGGTGACAGAGATATCCGCGACACGCCCGTCAGCACTGCGACCATGATACTGATAGGCACCCACCGACCCGGCGACGCTTAAACCTTCAAACGCCTGCTGAATACGCAGACGATAATCGGTATCAGATTCCATCACTGCCGGTGTCGGCGGGATGGTCGAATCATCTGCCGGGGTGATAGTCAGACGCGTGGTGTTGTAATTGGCACCAATCACATCAAGGTCATTACCCGCGGCACAGGCCAGCATCACCGCCCGTGCGGCCTCATTCACACGCTGACGCCAGATAAGCTCACGATAAGCATTTTCCTCCAGCAATTTGACGAGAGGCTCGGATTCCAGCGTCAGGGTACGGGCGACCGCCTCCTGCTGGTCTTCCGGGTAAAGGGAAATCAGTGTCGCCTTGCGTTCGGCGAGAATGGTTTCAAAGTCCAGCTCCTCGACCACATCCGGTGCGGGTAGCTGGTTCAGGTCGATAATCGGCATGGTTTCAACTCACAGGGATGGTTAACGAAAGTGGCTGGCCGGTGTCGTTGTGCTGGCCGGTTAACGTGACCGTCATTCGCCCGTCAAAACTGCGCTCAGTGGTGACGGATGACAGGGTGACGCGGGGTTCCCATTTCAGCACCGCCATGTAACAGGCGACCTTAATCTGCAACTCAAGCGCCGGGGTCTGCGGCTGGTCAATCATTGACGCCAGCAACGAGCCGTAATCACGACGCATCACCCGCGAGCCGACCGGTGTGCGCAGGATATCGCCGATACTTTGGCTGATATGCTCAAGGTCAGTGACAGTCAGGCCATCACTGCGATTCATTCCGAGATAACGCGCAGTCATAGAGGTCCCCCTGTTGTGCCGCCACTGTCACCGGGGTGTTTATGGGTATGCAGTACCTTACCGTTTGATGAGAGTTCACCGCCGGTGTGTTCAATGTTGCCGCGCATCGTCCCGCCCTTCTGCACTTCCAGCGTGCCGGTAATCAGCCTGTTGGTGCAGACCACCTCCGGGGTGTCCAGGGTGATGCGGGTTGACGCTTTCACTATGACCACCGGCACCGTGGCAGTAACAGAATCAGAAGCCGTCACGCTGGCCGTTTTAATTCCGCTTACCGTGAGTGCACTGGTTTCGGGTTCATACTCAATCACCGCCCCGTCAGGGAAACGGATATGCAGGGCATCCGCCGACGCAGACGGCGCAGGGTTATCGCCGGAATAAATCCCCGGCAGAACGAACGCCGTGTCGAGTTCACCGCCCACGGACAGAATCAGCACCTGTTCCCCCACGGAAGGTGCCCACCATGTGCGCGAACGCCCGGCACGATGGGTCAGCCACTGAAGCCAGTCGGTGCACATGCCGCCGGTCTGCACACGGCAGCGACCGGCGTTAAGGTCGGTTTCGACGATAATGCCGGTGCGGATCATGTTGCGCAGTGCGCGCGCGAGTTCCTGAATATTTGCGAGAGTGTTCATGCATGTGAGATTGCACAATATATAAAAGTTATGCTATCTGGATTCATTTGTAGAACCACCAGACAACATTCAAGGAGAGCGTAATGGTCAGCTATAATGTGACTAATGTGTGGGAGCTAATCGTTTTGTATCTTTTGGTCTTTGCAGTATTAGCATTTTTTAGCTTTGGTAAAAGTAACCTTATGAGGCTTATTGCACATTATTTCAAATTTGGATATTCAGACAAAAAATTAAAAAGACTGGACCGCGAGTGGCGCGACATTCAACTATTTAAAACACTTAACGGAATCAATGTATCAGGCATCGAAGATGTGAGAATGATACAGCAGGGGCTGATTGATGGAAAACTAAAAACATCGGATTTTTTCCTTACTCGCTTCTGGGGAGACATAACAGAACCGCTATGCATCACAAAAACAATGAGTGCAGTCCTGGCCGGAATTCTTTATATTATCTTCGCATGTTACATACACAATGAACAATCCGCTATAGTAAGGGATGCCATAGGTATACCATATAAAAATATGATGTACTATGTTTATAGTGACAAAGTTCTTTTATCCTTCAAAAATAAAACAGTTGAATTTAATAAAACTTATAGCCTTGCCGATTGCAAGAGTCTGCAAAACGTATTTATAAAAGACACACTTCCTGAGATCGCCTGCAATAAGCTCTTACAGCTAAACGAGGAGGACTCCGAATGGTTAAGTCAGGAGATTAAAGATAATAACAGCCACAGAAAAACATTATTAATAATATCCCTAACTTATTTCATTTCAGGTCTGCTTATATTCCTGTCATATGCAAAATTCCTTTACGCCAATAAGAAGGTTTTAGAATACAAAGCATCAAATAAAAACCACTCATAAACCTCTAAACATTGAGCGACCAGCACGGCCGCTCAATGTTTAATTGCGCATCAGCCTCTGCCTGGATAAAACTAACGCTCAAGGTGAGCCAGGATAATCTCTTCAATCATCTGCACATCCTCACCGGTAAAGCCGAGCAGAGGACGCGCCGGATAATCAATTTTCTTACCGTCTTTCCGGTTTTCTTCCGACAGACCGAACTGATGCACACTGGCGATTTTCGGTGACTTCCCGCCGTAAAACTCCATTGATGCCTGTTCCGGGCTGGCGCGGATATGCAAAAAACGACTGGTGATAAGTTTCGCAAACATTTTTCGCTTAACGCGACCGGTCTTTTTTCTGGCGCTCTGCTGCTGGCGTGGCACGTAGGGTGTGCCGTCCGGGGCTTTCTGTGCCATCACCCGACGCTGCTGACTCTGCCGCAGACGTTTCGCCAGTTCGGCACTCAGTCGCCGACGCCCTGACGGTGACAGCGATTCAGTCAGTCCGGCCAGCCGGTCTTCAAAACGCTTAAACTCATTCATCCCACTTGCTCACCAGTTCACCATTGATATAAAGCTCCACCGGGCGGGTGACCGGCTCCGGCGGCGGAGGTTCCGGGACATTCTTCACATGCAGTGCGCCGTCCACCTCACTGACCAGCGTGCGCTCGGTCAGCATCAGACTGATGCTGATATCAAAGCTGCTGTCATTGTTGATGTCTGCATAAAACGTGAAGCCCTTTTTCTGGCCTGCGTCGGTGGTCATGATGTCTGGCTGATTTTCCCGCAGCCACGCCAGCACCGGCACGATGAGCAGGTCAAAATCACCGGTAAAGTCGGTCACAATCACGTTGAGCGTGTAACGCTTTTCGAATGACAGCGACGTCGCCAGTGTGGAGGCAATACTCCCGTTATCCACGAATATCCGCAGCATATCGGGGTTAGTTTTCAGCACCGTGACGGCATCAGTCAGCGCCCTGCGCAGGCTGTCGGGTTTGAGCATCGTTTTCGTCCTGACAGTGTTTAATCATTTTTACCTGGCTGGCACAGCGCGCCAGCGCGTTCTCAAGCTGCCGGATATCGGCACTTAAATCACCGTTCGTCTCCGGGTCGCTGCCCGGCATCGGGCAAAGACTCACTTTCGGGCAGGCGTTGTGGACAATCACTGGCATCGGTGCAGGCGGGGCGCTGGTGCAACCGGCGCACAGCATCAGGCAGGTCAGCGCCGTACCAGCGGCGAAAATCTTCGTTTTCATTAAGTAACCTCGTGATGGTTTTCTCGCGCTGTGCTTCACGCTTCGCGGCGTTCTCCAGTTCCTGACGCAGTGCCACCTGCGCCAGCTCGTTTTTGTCTGCCCTGGTGAGGGCAACATGAAGCTGATTTTTCAGCATAGTGATGGTCGTCTGCTGTTCACTGGCGACGTTGTTCACCCTGTCCAGCGAGGCGCGCAGGCTGGCGTTTTCATGCTTCACCAGAAACAGACCGGCCACCGCCAGCGATAACAACACGACCAGCACAATCATCAGCCTTGACATAGTTCCCGCCCCTCAAAACGCTGACGGCAGGCCGTACGTATCAGCCGGAAGAACACCGATGCCACGAGATAAATCAGCGCGGTAAAAATCCACCCGGCGGCGACCAGCGAGATAAATGTCGCCACCATCACCACCAGAGCCGCCGCCCGTCTGCGCCACGGCACCGGCTGCAAAAACAGCGACGTGACAATCTGCACGTCCAGCGATTCCGGCGGCAGCTCCCGCCCGTAACGCTCCAGTACATACTCAGTGGCATACACGCCGACACCACCGGCAACCACACAGATAACTGTCGCCAGAATCGCCCAGTCGGCGACAAAACTGACGGCCAAGCTCTGCGGGTAAATCAGGGACAGTGCCAGCATCAGCGCCAGCGACACGTTCAGCATCAGTGAAAGGGATAATTTCTTCATGGTGTTTACTCCGTTTAAGCCGGTACGCCGCCAGCGGTACGCCAGACGGTGACCAGTTTTTCCAGTGAATGCTCACGCTGACCGTAACCGGCACCCGGCAGGGACGCCCAGATATTGCGGCAGCGTGAAATGGCGCGCTCAATGCGTCCCGCCCGGATGTCATCCAGTGCACCGCGTTCGCGGATCAACTGAATGGCAAGTCTGTCCTGTGACAGCGGACTGAAATCCGGCAGGGCAAGCTGTTTGCGGTAATGCGGCCAGAACAGGTAAAGCTGCTGATAGCGACCGGAGGCCGTGGATTTTTCACCGCGACGGTTAAACACCTTCGCCGGTCGGCCATGCGCGAACGGGTGGTCACTGTAGTCGGTGAAAATTTCCGGCTTCCCGTCCAGTCCGGTGACTATCACGTCATAGCCCCGGTTTTTCGTCAGCGGATGATTCGCCGTCCCTTCGGATACCGCCAGCATGTCGAGAAAGGCGGCGATATTCTGATGCGTGTTAATTACCGGCATTACGGTTTCCCCCTGCCCTTAAAGCGGCGCTGAATGGCAATCTCAATCACCTGATAACCGACGATACCCAGCATGGAGCCGATGCCGCACACCGCAGGCAGTGACAGGTCAGGAAACTGCACCAGAACAACACCGGCAACCATCGAGACAAAACCACCGAGCAACATGCGCCCGATAAACAGACGCGGGGTGATGGGTTCACCACCGGCAAGCACCTTGCCGACAACAATCAGCACCCCAATCATGAAAAGCGACAGGACGCTTTTTTCTTCTGCTGTCATGCGTTACTCCCACAGATTGACAGTTTCAGCCACGGGCGCGGTCTGAACGTCGGGCAGTTCGACGGCGGTGCCATGTGGCAGCACCGCACCCAGTTCAGCCAGTCCCGGATTTGCGGCGAGCACGGCCTCGACCACGCCCTCAGTGCGCCCGTAATACCGGACACAAATGGCGTCAAGCGTGTCGCCCTGTAGCGCAAAAGTCTTCATCAGATTTGACTCACGATGCAGCGCGGCTTGTCCTGGATACGCGCCACCGCCCAGCGCATATCCCGCCACAGCTCATCAATGGTGCTGTCTATGCTGTCGGCCTTTTTGTCGCCTTTCGCACTGGCATCCACGCCGCGATAACGCTCATAAAGCGATGCGGTCGCCATCGCACACACGGCGCGCTCGTAGTAAAAAACTTTGATGCTTTCACCGTCGATGTCGTCCGCCGGAACGTCCGCCAGACGCGTAAAACCGGCGGCAATTTTCTGTTCGCGGTACTCGTACAGCTCCGCATTTGTTTCCGCCATGCCTGACTTGATGGCCTCACGCAGACGGGCGGGGGCGACGGTCTGCTCAAGGCGCATACGTTCCCGGACGTGCTTCGGGTCGATATCGGGAAAAAAGAACGTGTTTTTAATCACCGGCTCGTCGCCTGCCGGTTGCGGGATGACCACCGTACCCTCACCGGACACGGGAGCCTCCTTTCGCGGAATAATCAGCGTCATCATGACTACCTCTGAAAAGTCGGGCGGTGGACGCCGGTGCAGTGTCAGGTGATTCACCCTCACTGACCGGCGTGCCGCCCTGGCGCGGGGCGCATTCGGTTGTTAACTGGCTTTCTTTTTCGGGCGTCCACGTTTTGCCGGTGTCACGCTCCGGGTCTTACGCGGGGCGCGGGGGGACGCTTTGGGCTGCGGCTCCGGCTTCGGTTTCAGCTCCCGCTCCAGTCGTTCAATCTCTTTTTTGACGCCTGCCTGACAGTCGAGCTGTGTCGCACGTTGCAGGTGCGCCAGCGCACCGGCGGCATCACCACCGTCACGCAGAAACAGACCGGTGATTTTGTGCAGCTTTGCGCGCACTTCATCAGGCATGTCAGCCGTGGCGGTCAGTTCAAGGGTGTCCGTCAGCAGGCGGGTATCCACAGACTCACCGGCAGCGTGGGCACGCATGGCCGCAAGCGCCACCTCCTCGGTGAACATGTACGGCGGGGTGCGGCGGTGTTTACCCGGCATGGTCAGACCGTACTTCAGGGCATAACGGGCAATCTCCAGCGCACCGGCAATATCGCCGGTATCCAGACGCCACAGCATTACCGTCATCAGAATGTCATCCTGTGCACCTTTGCCCTGCTCCAGCACGCCGTTCACCCACGGCAACCAGAACGGCAGCAGTTCGCGTTTTTTCGCGGCCTTCAGCTCTTTTGAATAAATCGCTTTCAGTGTGCGCTGGTCTGCGGCGAGCTTAACCAGCATCTGCTCATAGACAGTTGCATGTCGCAGCGGGGCGGCTTCCCGCTGCGCGGTCATCGCTGCCGAGACCCGCATCATGTGGCGCTGTGCGGGACTCGTCATCGGTTACGCTCCCGGCTCTGCGGTCGCCTTAGCCGGTGTGGAGAAATCACCGACCTTAATTTTTTCCACCAGACAACCGGCGGCGTAGTCTTCCACCACGTAATCAATGTTCATTGACTCGTAGTTCTCCACGCGGTCGAGTTTCGGGTTTTCCACAATCACGCGGCGATGGCTGTCATCCATGTAGTAGATGGACAGGTTTTCCAGCTTCGTGATGAGCATCGCATCCGCCGGGAAGTACGGGACGCGCACCGCCGGCAGGTTACCGATGCGTTTCTGGCTGATGATGACGTCAGCGGCCAGCATTTCGCTGTTGTCCTGCTCCCTGTTGACGATGGGGAAATACTTGTCCGCCAGTAGCTGGCGACCCACAATCACCACAAGGTCAGGGTCTTCCTGATACCACGGCTCAATCAGGTTGTTGGTCGCATCCATCACCAGTGCGTCAAGGCTGGCATAATCACCGCCCTTGCCCACGCGGATGACCTCAGAGGTGGTGTGCCCTTCCTCGTCAGTGACCTTGCTCATCACGCGCGCCGGGGCTTCATTGCGGTATTTCTGCAGCCAGCCGACCGCCACATCCTGCAGCATCGGATTGCTGCTGCGGTCAGAGGTTTCGGCACGCTTCACGCCGTTAAAACCGGCCATGATGAAATCAAGGGACTGGCGTTTGATAATGGCGTTACGGATACGGAGCTGGAAATCCTGATAACGCGCCCACAGGTCCAGCGTTTTGTAGCGGATATAAAAATCGAAGTTAATCTGGTCGCAT